ATTTTGAGACTATTGAGATCACGTTATCAAGTTCAATTGATGCAGTTGGCGCTAATTCCCCTAATCGTGTTTTGACGCAATCAATGGTTGGTGCGTTGCCAACTACTGGCCAGATCCAAAACCGTTGACGCCATATCAGCTCATCGGGCTGCCATATCGGCTAGGGGCTGATCCGATCAAGCACGGTGCCACTGATTGCATTGGACTGTCCGTTGCGGTGCTACGGCATTATGGATTTTCAACGCCAGCGATCCAGCGGTCATGGTATAAACGATTGCGACGCGATGACACCAGCGTATTCAAAGAACAGTTATCAAAATGGGGCGCCATCTCATCCCAGCCTAGAATGGGCTGTGTAGCGCTATGCAAGGCTGAATCTGGCTATGGCTTGGCAGTATGGGCTGAAAACGGATGGCTGAGCTACGTCGAATCGGCGGTGAGATGGAGCCCTATAGACGCCCTGCAGGTCGCAGAGTGTTACTGCCATCCGAAGTGCAGCTGTGCCAATTCGTAGGCATTACTCAGGAAGAATACTTTTACTTCGTAGACATTGCTGATAGCTATAACGGTAAACGAAAAGAAGAGCTTGATCATGTTCCAGATGTAAGGTGTGATCCTGTTACAGCAGCAATTGTGCAAATTGTTGTTGGCATTGCGTTTTCTGTTGTTTCAGCTGCGCTGGCGCCAAAACCACGATCACCAGAAGCCAGGAAGGCACAAAATATCAGAACGCCAGACGTTAACGGTCTTAGCCGTTTTGCACCGCAATCTGAGTTCAGCTCGCTGCAAAACCTGGCAACGCTTGGTAGCGTCATCCCGCTTGTATTTACCAACAAGGGTGTACGCGTTGACAGCCAATTGCTGTGGTCGCAAATGGTAAGTAAAAAGATTAATCAACAGCTTAATGCCATATTCCTTTTTGGACTTGGCAAGCTCGGCGCAAAACCAGACTTTTCAGGCTTTGCTATTGGTGATTCACTGCTGGAAACCTATACCGGCGAAAAACTAAATCTATATTTCAATACCAATGGTGGCAGGATCAAGAGAGATACTGATGCCGCTTATGCCGAAGGCACGCTAACGCCGTTGTCCGGCAGCGTTGATGTATTTTCTGTTTACTGGGATCCAACACAGCGCTATGAGCCGCTATTTAGCGGTTCGCGCACACCATCAACTCAATCGCAATTTGGTAACTATGCTCCAATGCCAAACGGTATGCAGTATCGGGTTGGCTATGAGGTTGTGCCGGTACCTGATGGCGCAGGCAAAAGCGTAAGGGAAGACGCAAGAACAAAACGCAGCAAAGTTTATGGTGAAACATTCCCCCGCAGAGCAGCAGTTACTTCGATTACTTCGCAATTGATACGTTACGAGATAAATGAATCGACGGACAATGGAGAGGGTTTTAGGCCATGGGGTACAGAAGATGTACGTTCAGCTGTTGAATCTGCACGCGTAACAGCTGATAACAATATCAGTGTCGGTGAGCTTTACTTAGCGGGAACCGGACTCGCTGTTTGCACAAACATCAATTTATCTGAACCATGGCGAATCGGAATCACCAAATACTACACATTCAAGTGGACTGAGGGCAGGAAAGCGCTGCAACGCGCTAACATTTTTGATCGCTATAGCAGTTCAGACCGATTATTAATTCAACGCGCAGCAGTCGCAACAATTACATGCTCGCGGCCATGTGATGCAATAGAGATCGGGATTAAATCAATCGTATGGCGCCGTATTGATGGCTTCGCTAATGTCAATGCATATCCTGGCGACAACGTAATTGAAGACTTTGAAGAAGACGGAGGCGGTTTTGCGTTAGGTTCAATCAGCAAATACATCACACGATATAGTTTTTTCCGGCTTCAAAGACGAAAGGCCGGGTCAAATACGTCTTGGGCTGATGTTGTCAGCGGTGAGATTTTTGCGGTCAAAGGCAACACACCTCAGGCGCAATACAATAGTATTCGGGTTTATCACGATAACGCAACGTTGTGGGAATATCGAATGAAGCCATATCCAGGAAATGCGATTAGGCGCTTTTATGTTGAGAAGCAAAAGCCGATTAATATCTTTGAGCCAGGCACTCGCGCAACGCTTGGCCCACTGGTGTATGAAGGTCGCCGCGTTGCGCTTACCGTTGATGATGTTTATAATCGCGAATGGTTGCTGGGTCCAGGCACTGATGCCGAAGACTGGAGATTGATTTATGACGCTATCGCTGATTATGTTGTCTACGATCAAGAAAGTAGCAGCCATTTGGATGGGCCAGAGCACGAGATCGCGTATATTAACGAGCTTACGCTAAACAGCAAAGCTGCGTCTTATGCGGATCTAGCAATAGCCGGTATTCGTATTCAAAACAGCAAAGAATGGTCTAGCTTTGATCAGTTTTCTGCATTTATCAAGCGTGGCATTGAAGTTGAAAAACTTGTTACATCAGGCCGTGGGTCAACAAATCTATTCCCTGAAATCGCCTATGCGCTGCTGACAGACGAAAACTTGGGTGCTGGTTCATTGATCGGTGCTGATCAGGTTGATCGCAGTCGCATGACTGTATCAGCGCTATTTAACAGAGACAACGGATTTAGATGGGATGGCGTAATATCAGAACGTCAGAACCTGCGTGAATTTATCTTTGAAAATGCTGGTTATTGCTTGCTGGATTTTACCATTATCGGCGGTCGATTCAGTTTGTACCCAGCAGTGCCATCACTATCGCCAGACACTAAACCAGATGTCAGAGCATTGTTTACTGATGGCAACATACGCAATCTGCAGGTGAGCTTTCTATCTCCTGAAGAACGCCAGCTGTTCAAGGCTGTTTGCTTATGGCGGCAAGATACGCCTAATGGATTCCCGCAAAAGCGCACACTGGAAATCAACTTTAAGAATAGGCCGGACTCTGATCCTGTTGAAACATTTGACATGAGCGGATTCTGCACAACAGAAGATCACGCTCGAAAGTTTGCATACTATGCGCTTAAAACAAGAAAGGAAGTGGACCATGGCTTGAAGTTTGAAACCACACCACAGGCGGCGATGGGCTTGAATCCTGGTGAGTATTTCCGATTGGTCAGTGAAGCTACGCACACATCAAGGTTTAACAATGGCAGCATTACCGAAGATGGCATTATCGTTTCGCAGAATCTTGCGGACGGCAGCTATCCTGTTTACTTTTGGACGCCAGGAACTGTCGGCGTGCGCGAAACGACGCTTGACGTAAGCAATAATCGCACAACTCAAAATCAGCTGCGCGGTACTGTATTTACACTGCGCAATTCAACGACGACTGACCGAGTTTACAAGGCTGAGTCAATCTCTTACAGCGAAGATGGACTCGTTGAGATTTCAGGCAGCCATGTGCCGCTAACTGCAACTGGTACGCTGGAATTGCTGAACTGGGATCCCAGTCAATTCGTGGAGGTTGCTTACTGATGGCAAGGGCAATACCATTTCCAGACATCAAGCCAGCATCACGCTCTTATTCGCCTGGCCGTTACCCACAGACCGAGTTTCGCGCACAGAATGGCGCATTGACTGTGCTGAGATACGGCAATCGACGCTTCGATGCATCGCTAACGCTTGAGTTTCGCAACATTACAGACGATAATGCTGCTTTGATATTGGCAAATTATGAAGCTGTCAATAAAGACTGGAATTACGCAACATTTACAAATTCAACTGGCGCATCTGGGGCAAGTAGCGACCTGGCTCGGTATCTGCGCGAAGCGAATGGGTCTGGCCTGCGCTGGCGTTACGCAGAACCACCAACCGTAGAAAACAGCATTGGTGGGCGCAGTGACGTAAGCTGTCAATTCGTTGGCGTCCTAGATGGCTAGGATAGAGACAATGCCCCTTTGCTTTAGCCATGGCTACCTATACAGGCCGGGACGGTTCGATCACCTTTGACGGTGACACCCAAACTAAGGTCAAGAATTGGTCGCTGGAAGCGTCAATGGCGGTACTGGATGCGACAGAGCTTGGTGACGATACGGTTAATAACGTCGCAGGACTGAAGAGCTATAGCGGTAGCGCAACAATTATGTATCACGACGACAATCAAAGATTGGCAAAAATGCTAGATAACTTAATTCAAACAGGTGTGCCTTCTGCAGCAACCGTTCGTTTTGATTGGGGCAGCAAAGGCATTGCATTCAACGCTTTTATTACCAATGCAACGATTACGTGCAGCGTTGGTGAGATCATGACCGCTGCGGTGACGTTCACCAATAAAGGTGATGTTACATTTACAAGCCTTTGACGCATGGCAGTTCTTTTAGGCGAAGTCGGCAAAGTTGAGCTGCGTCGCGCAAGTTTAGACGAGCCAATCGTTGGAACGGT